GTGGAGACCACCATCGCGTATATATACGACACCCCCCCACGTATGCTGGAAAGCGTTATAAATCAATGACTTGCGATAGGTTGAGAAGGTTATATATACTAGGCTAGATGATAATCGTTATCATCTACATAATCGGAACCGAATTAAAACCAGAGGAATTTTAGGCACAAAAAAACCGCTATAATAGCGGCTAGTTTGTTGAGCTGTTGAGGTTGTCATTTGTTGAACAAGTAAGACTGATTCCCTACTAGCGAGTAATACACACCTTTGATACATGTTACGAAGTGCAGACCATACCCTTCAGAAGTAACAACGTAATCACTATTGTTCAGCATGATCTCATATTGTCGCTGCGTGATGATAGTGATCATGATTAGCACTCCTCTTTGTAGTCGTTACCTACTGCTTCATAGTAGTCGTTCACCTTGGAAATGATAGGAGTAGTATTACTCTCGTTTATCTTCACTGCACTACCGTCATGGAAGTGTACAAGGTAATTACAATCATCAATTTCGTACCACTCAAAACCTGCTACATTAGCTTCTTCTACCGCATTACATATGTCTGTCACTGCATTGTTCACCAACTCATCTGCTAATTTTTTCATGATTAGCACTCCTCTTTAACATAGTAATCATGGTTATAGCTCCTTATCTTGTAGTGTTTCATTAACGTCTTGTAACATTGCATAGAATGCCACTATTTGAGTAATACGAGCAAAATCACCTTCCAACGGTCCCATGTCTTCATATGCGTCTTGATTCTCGCTATGTTGACAAATAGCACTGTGAAAACGTGTGTATATCATCCATTCATCTTGATCAACAGCATCATGATCTAGATCGTAATAGCTGATAATGTCGATTAACTCGCTTTCCTCTGTTGCTTTTTCCCCGTTATCGTCTTCGTATTGTTCAATAGCTCGATCCCAAACTTGATCCGCTATAGCTTCGACATTATCAAGATAATTGCGTTCACTGATAACACTATCTTGATGACGTTTTAAAGCATCTTTGCCGCGTTGTTTTTCACACGTGATAATAGTGTTAGCTTCTATTTGCAATTTGAGCCATTCGACCGCATACACAGGAAAAGATTTATTTTTAACCCACCCACTAACTGCTTGCTCAGTTACGCCCATAATTACACTAAATGCTTTTTGTGTAATAGACAGCTCTTTTAATGCGCCTTTACAATCGATTTCAAAATGACAAGTTGTGATAGTTTTCATAATATATTTTCCTTTTAAAGTGCTAATGATGTAATTGCATGAAGGGCGAACGTGCCCGATAAAACCATAATAAATGTTATCTGTAATAAGTAAGTGATCATTTTAGTAACCCGCCCAAATTTTTAGTGCGGTAAAACAAGTGAATTTAATTACAGTACTTTCTTCAGTCTCTGAAACCGTAACACTGTATACACCTTTACGACATCGAGCCGTAATAAACCAATCGTGTTGTTTTGCCCACTTCATCTGTGATTTAGTCATGTTGTTTACGCCCATAAAATAATTGCTGAAAATACAAACGCGCCTAGCGTGTAACCCAATGCTTTAAGCATTAACAAAGGCGCTGCGAATAATAAAAAAATGTTGAAAATTTGAACGATTATTATTAGTAAAAAAACACCTAATAAAATAAGTGGTAAATCATCAATTTTTAAGTTTGTCATAATGTTGCGCCTTATTGGTTAATGTTTTTGTTTCGACACCCACAAGATATATCCGTTTGATTATTAATTCAAGTAAATAGTTAACTTTATTTTAATTATTTACAAATATCATCAACTAAATAGTTAAAAAGAGGTGAATTTCCCTTATGAAACAACAACTTAGGTGGTTTGAACAAGTGCGCATACGTATATATACTTATTCACACTATATAGAAGGGATTTTTTACAGCTCGTTATATAGAAAGGAAAATTGATACCAGGTGCAACCGGTAGAAAGTTAAAACACGTAAGTTATTGATTTATATAGGAAAATGATGAACGGTCATCAAAATCAACCTAAAAATCGGTTAAAAATCAATAACTTAGCGAAATTGATGTAAAAATCGGTTAAAAATCAATAACTTAGCAAAATCAGGCCTAGATCGTTACTTTTTTCTGAGAACACCCCATATGGATCGTTACTTTTTTCTGAGAACACCCCATATGGATCGTTACTTTTTTCTGAGAACACCCCATATGGATCGTTACTTTTTTCTGAGAACACCCCATATGGATCGTTACTTTTTTTACATGTTGTCGTTTGAATTAACGTAAACACGTTCTGAACCATGTCTATTTGTAAATCCACCTATTTTATTCTCACCGCTCTTTCTTATACAACACGCCTCGAAGAAATCACGAGAGTAACCGATGGTTCTGTGTAACAACTTAACCTCCCATTTTCTCTGGTGTTTATGCCAACACACTCCTACCACACCAGAACGGTTGTTCCTTGGCTTGGCTGAGTTACGCCTGTTGTTACTTCTGGTTACAGTTCTAAGGTTGGAAAGTCTATTGTCATCACGAACACCGTTGATGTGGTCTACGTCTAACTCATCAATTGAACCATCGGTATGAGCTGCTACTATCATCCTATGTAGTGGTATTCTTATTTTTTTACCGTTTGTTTTTGTCACATGAACAGGATAACCTCGCGCGACAGAACGATAAACATGGCCAAGTTTAGATGAAACATAACCTGTCAGTGGGTCGTAGTTGTAGTTCTTGAATAATGACTTGAGTTGTTCTGAGGATAACTTCATATTTGCACCAGTAGAGTAAAGGGTGCTGTATCTCTACAGCGATAAGGTGCGGTGCGTGTTGTCAGTATAACACAAAGAAACTAAAAATCACTCAACATACTTCCTTTCTTGTTACGCTTTCTACGTTCTTTGATGGTCTTAGCAGAATGACAACTACGACACATGGACATTAAGTTGTTATAGTCGAATGGTTCACCGCCATCTTTAACTTCACGTACATGATCCACAACATCAACAGGTGTAAGTATGTCGTAACGTAAGCAGTGTTCACACAGTGGATTCTTTTCAGCATAAGCTTGTCTGAGTTTACGCCATCGATAAGTGTGATAGATGTTCTTACCATCATGGTAGTGGTGGGCGTATATTTTCTTAGGTGTATGTGTTGCAGGATGGGCGAAACAGCGCGGTGAACTCCTATCAAAGTCATCAACTTCAACAGGAGTATTACAGCCAGGGTAGGAGCATATCTTACGCATCGATGAGCGTTAGCTTATGCTTGTTGTTAAGGTAGTACGCTTTACTAACCTCGAACTCTTTACCCTTCTGGTTCTTAACCTTCAGCACGTTAGCTAGTTCAACCTTTTTAGGTGCTTTAGGTGCTTTAGGTGCTTTCTTCTTTACTTCTGCCATGTTTACTTCCTCTTATAGTAGTGTGTTTGTACATTATAATAGCAATTCATAACTACTTATACCAACCCTTGTGATGTTGCTGACTACCGTTCAAAACCTTCATCATTGACTGATAGTTCAAACCATACTTTCTACAATGCAATGCAAGGTTGTCAATCTGCACATATTCGTGATTAGGTGCACACATGTGATAAACCTTAACAACAGGTTTATTCTTGATGTCTTTATACCAACCTTTATGTGTGTTGGCACTCCCGTTGTTCACCGCCAACATTGACTTGTAACTAAGGTTGTTGGCTTTACACAGTTCGGAAAGGTTGTCAGATCCAACACGTTCACCCGATGGGTTGTAGAAATTATATTTATTAACAGTGTGCAACCAACATGATTTAGGTGAATACTCACCAGGTACTTTGAAGAACGTACCTTTACTCGGACATTGATCCAAGAACCAATTACAAAACACTTGGAAATCTTCCCAATCATCACATACATCACCATCGTTTTTCATACCTAACCACACTAAATGTGCCAGTTTGTTTTCCATATCGTTCCATCCTTATATATAAAGTAGATAATGTAGGATAGGGTAACACACACCTGTCGCAGATGCTAATTTTTATATATACTAACGCGAGTATATATAAAAACGTCAATAATCGCGTGTTACCTAGTTTTGTGTCTTATCTGAATTGCCATAAGTAGTTGATTTTACTAGGGTTGACCTAGTTACCTAAAAAAAAGCAGACTTACTATAATAATAACATGTATACACATATATATGTGTGTGCATGTGCACCTGTATGTGTATATGTATTATATATATATATATATATATTTTAATAATAGTAGGTAAGTAGGTACGAACCCCCGTAAACACTGACGCAAACGAGGTTTAGAACTAGGAATGGCTAGGTAACTAGGTAAATTGGCATTGCAAGCATGTAAAGCAGTTGCTATTATCTTCGGACACAAAAAAGCCCGATGAGCTGTGGGAGCAAATATCGGGCTTAATTAAGGAGAACATCTATGTCGATCGACATTGTAAGACAGATCCCATCTGAAATCAAACAATCATACGACCTCATACCTTACGCAGATTGGTGTGGTGAGAAAGGCAAACGTCCAGCACCTTACAAACTCAAGCAAACGTACCCTGACGATCATCAACTGTGGGCCAAAGCATCTGACAGTGATCGTGTAGGTATTCGCTTAAACAATCTGGTGCTGGTGGACTATGATGGAAACAAACCAGAGGCAGTAGGTGAGATACCTTCAACAGATGAACTAGCCACCGCGCTAGGCTTCACATCGGCACAAACGCTATTTGATGAATGTTTAGTACAGTGGAACAGTGAGATGACTTCACTGCACTTTTTCTTCATCGCACCACCAGAGTTCAACGTAACAGACTTCAAACAATCGAATTCAGGCACCCTAGAACACTTCTGGAAGCATATCGACATCAAAACGGGTAATCAGTTGTGTTACTTGAAAGAATCCAAGACAGCGCTTCTCAGAGCGTCTGACAGCTATCCAACAGCACCATCCATCATCACAGATCAACTTAAACGTGAAACAACACACGTTCAGCAGGACTTCGACAGCACAATCAAATGTTCAGATCATCAGATACAACTTGCTGAAGATTGGTTACACATAGCATGTGATGAGATGGAGAACACAGAAGATGGCGGTCGTAACGCCACACTGAACACATTGGCAGTGACCGTAGCAGGACTTGTTGCTGGTGGAGCGTTAGACAGTCAAGCATCACACACCCTGTTATTCGACTCAGCCATGAAAGCCGGTTGTGAACGATCTGAAGTGATAGCAACACTTGAATCGGCATGGACAGCAGGGTTCAGCACACCTCGACGCGACGCACCGTATATTAAGCCCATAGCGCAAGCCTCAGAGGTTTTTGCATCACAGGTAGTAAACAACACTAATATCAACGTAGAAGCCGACACAGCACTCACTATGGCGCTAGAATCAGGTGAGTTAGACGCTGACAACCCTGACATTGGAATCTTACACGCTCATTACACCTATTTTCGTGATAATTGGGTAATGAACACACAAGGTCGTTACATCGATAAATTCTCTCTCACTGACTACAACAAAACGTCGTTTGATGCACTACACCATGATCGTATGCCAGTTAAGACCGGCAGTAAGTCGTTCAAGAAACATAAAGCATCTGATGTATGGGAAGCATGTAACGGTATAGTGGTCGCAGATTTGTTTTATATGCCCGGTGGTGAAGATATTGTGGAGTATGAGCGCAAGACATACCTTAACGCTTATTACCCATACGAACCAAAACGTCCAGCACAGGCAGAAATAGATCGTATTACACTGCTGATTAAGTCACATCTTTGCTGGTTATTTGAAGATATTAAACACCAACACATTATCCTCGATTGGCTAGCATGGCAGGTACAACACACAGGTGAACTTGTGGGTTGGTTACCATTACTAATGGGTTGCCGCGGTGATGGTAAATCTATTCTGTTTCAGCTGGTTACATCTGCTGTGGGTAGTAACAACACTAAGATGATGGGTAACAAATCTGTTAATTCAGACTTCCAAGATTGGGCCAAGAACTCAGCGGTAACTGCGTTTGAGGAAATCAAGGTGGGAAACAAAGATAGTCGTCGTGTTGCCAATGACATGAAACCATTTATCACAGAGAAACGTGTAACGATAAACCCGAAAGGTACGAAAGAAGTAACAATGCCTAACTTCTGTAACTACATCGCGTTCACGAATGAGCCAGATCCGATTAGTGTTGCACATGATGATCGTCGTTGGTTCATACTTGAGACACAGCACTTTGGTAAAAATACGGTAACTGTTCGTACACAAACAGACATGAAACAGCATTTTGATGACATGATGAACGCAGTTAACCTTGATGAACATGCACCTGCTGTACATTGGGCGTTGCGTGATCATGTTATCAGTGATGAGTTTGTCAATAACCGATTCCGCGCACCACAGACTAAGTTCGGCACAGAACTGAACGCACAAACAGCCAGTGAGAAAGAAAACCGATTACAGGAATACTTAGATAACGCACACTTCTCAGACGGTAGACCTGGTAGACTGATAGATCATGTTGACGGTTTCCAGATCCAAGACTTCAGACCTGTTATGCCTGATAACTGGTGGTCAGACAACAAGAAACCAAGTTCAGTTGTACTAGGTAAATGGCTACGCAACTTAGGTTACGAACATGCTGTACGTCACAAGTCAGACGGTAGTCAAGTTAAGTCGTTTAAACGTGTGGGAGTTTAGTGTCATGAAGCACATAGTCAGTTTCTCAGGAGGTAGAACATCTGCCTACCTGTGTGTGGTGATGAAGCGACTGTTTGGTGATGCTGTTGAAATAGTGTTCATGGACACAGGTTTTGAACACCCTGCAACGTATGATTTCATCAGAATGTGTAACGAACAGTTCGGATTCAACATCACATGTTTACGTGGTGATTACTCACGACCTCTCAACAAGGGAGTTGGGTATCATGTAGTGCCATTGAGTAAATGTAAGTTGGACTTCATACCGTTCTTACAGATGATGGCTAAGTACGGCACCCCATACCAAGGAGGCATGTTTTGCAGTGAACGTCTGAAGTCTCGCCCGTTCAAGAAGTATTGTGATGAGAAGTACGGTAAGAACAACTACGTCACATGGTTAGGTATTCGTGCTGACGAACCAGACCGCTTAAAGATCGGTGAGTCAACAACATTGCGTTACCTTGCTGAACTATCTGACTTCAGCAAAGAAGATGTACTTGATTGGTGGAGTGAGCAGGACTTCGACTTAGGCATTGAGGAACACTTGGGTAACTGTGTGTTCTGCCCTAAGAAGTCAGACATAAAACTAGCACTGGCAGGACGCGATGAACCTGAAACACTAAAACAGTGGATCAACACTATTGAACATGATGACGTTCGTTTAGTTGAATCGCGTACACAGAAATACATCGAAACGAAAGGGTTATTAATACCAGATGTCAACGGTGTATTGCTAGACATGATTGCTCGTAAGATGTCTAAGATCATGTACCGCAAGAACTGCACCATCGAACAAACACTGCAACAGTTTGAAGGTTCAACACGTGATGAACTGTACCGTCGAGTTCGTTTTACCAAGATGAACGACACTGGTTCGTGTTCAGAGTCATGTGAACCGTTATCACAGTAACGTGACCAACCTCACAGTAATTGACAGGGTGGTTATATATAATCACCTTACGTTAATCAGATAGGAGACCCCTGCACATGAAAAACAAAAGTAAACTAGTACAACAAACGATAATGGCGCGTAAGAACGTGCGTAACTTGGCTGTCACCCTACTACCCGGTGACAAGTGTGAGATCATCAACATGAACACGCTCAACTCACCATCACTTACACGTGAGAAAGCTGTGGAAGTCATGCGTGACATGACTGAGGTGAAGCACAACTGGTCAGTGTTGTTGTTTGTGTGTGGTCGATGTCCTACAGGTGGTTCGTACTGGAAAACGAGAGATGTAGCACCACCTGGTAAGTTCTATTCAAGCCAGATCAACAAGTCACTACGCCATCACCACGACAAGATGATCAACGACTTCAACAAGCAACAGTTCGTATCACTTGGTTGGATTGCACGACCTGTTGATGCACTGTACGACAACGATGCCATGTACGACCTGTTTATGAAGTTAGGTGCGTGGGAGTTTTTAGCGCCTTGGGAGGTGGAGAAGTGAATATTAAGTCAGAATGGGTTGGAATGCCTGAGTTTATACAGAAAAAGAAGGAGCCTTACGCGAAAGAGAAGATAACCTTTATTGGTGGGTCGTATTTATTTGTAAGATTTGAGAATAAGCAAGACCATGACACTTTTAAGTTTCGATGTTTTAACCTTGGGTTTAACAGTATCACATCACAAAGGTCGCTGTTTGCCGACGTTGTTAGTCAAAAAATAACAGAGAAAACAAAGTCGATATGGTTCCCTTTCAAATCACATTGGGGTGGCATTAAAAAGAAATACATTACAACCGAAAGAGTGCAACCAAAATACCCAGTTTACATAGTATCAAAGGGTAGGGTTGATAACGGGTTAACAACAAAGGCGCTGCACAAAATGGGGGTTGATCACTATCTAGTGGTTGAGGCTAGCGAATACGGTGAATACCTGCTTAAATCAAACATAAGCGCAACAGTGATAACCTTACCGCAATCATATCTTGATAGTTATGATACTTGTGATGAATTAGGTGGTGCGCGAAGCAAAGGCCCAGGAGCAGCGCGCAATTTCTGCAAGCAACACTCTGTTGATAACGGGTTCAAAAAGCACTGGGTCATGGATGATAACTTAGATGCTTTTCACTATCTGAATAAAAACGAGAAATACGAAGTTGAGACTGGCGCTACGTTATTAGCAGCAGAGGATTTTGTTGATAGGTACTCAAACGTTCCTGTGTCAGGCTTGAATTATTATTCATTCTGCAAAAAGACAGACGCAGTGCCACCGCTTGTAATGAACACTAGAATTTACTCATGTTTGCTGATTGACAACTCGTTTGATTACCCTTGGCGCGGTAGATACAACGAAGATACAGACCTATCACTTAGAGTGCTGAAAGATGGTTTATGCACAATTCAATTTAACGCCTTTCTATGTGGTAAGGTTACAACACAGCGAATGAAAGGCGGTAACACTAAAGAGTTTTATGCAGATGAGGGTACACTACCAAAATCGCAAATGATAGCCGACTTACACCCTGACGTAGCAAGTGTTGTGTGGCGCTTCAATAGACACCATCATCATGTTAACTATAAGCCATTCAAAGGCAACAAGTTGATTAAAAGTGGTACCCAGGATTTCATTGGTGTTGATAATTACGGGTTAATAATGGTGGAGAAGTTATGAAGCGTAACATCTTGCACCTTTGCGCTGACTTAGGTGCTGACTCACGTTTCTACCAGCTCGATGATAACTACAACGTGTTCAAGGTTGGTATTCGTATAGGTGTTGAGAACTTCATACCTCGTGCTAAGTACCACGGTGTTATTGCTAATCCTGTATGTACAGAGTTCAGCACAGCAGATGGTTTTCACAAGGTAGGGGATCTTGAGAAAGGTATGATAATGGTCAACCACTGTTTACGTATCATCGAGCAAGCACAACCCGAATGGCACGTGATAGAAAACCCAGCCAAGGGTCGCTTACGAGAGTTCTTAGGTAAACCAGACCTAACGTACCAACCTTGGCAGTACGGTTCACCTTGGACCAAACAAACAGCACTATGGGGTAAGTTCAACAAGCCACCAGCAACAGTGTTGAAACGTGAAGATGTGGTGTTACGTGATGGGTTGTATATCCGTGATAGAGACACAATGCCATCACTAGCAATACTACATAAGTCAGCAATACAACACATGCCTGAATTCGACTGGTGTAAGGACCGTATCAAGTGTGATGCTGACTTACGCAGTCTATGTTCACCAGGCTTTGCACAAGCATTCAAATTAGCTAACCCGTAGAGGATATATAATGGAAACATATTACCAGAACGCTGATGGAAAGCGTTACATCAAGAAGATATTAGAATCAGGTCAGTGTTGGTGGTCAGTAGAACGCTCACCTGGTGAGTTCTATGTTATCGGTGGTAAACCACGTGAACAACTGACGTTGATTAAGCAGGAGTGTTACGTGTTCGATCTTGACGGTACGTTGTTCGATAACTCAGCACGTGAACACTTGATACCAGATGATCCATCACGTACAGAAAACTGGACTGAGTGGAACAAAGCGTGTCACTTAGATACAGTCATCGAACACGTGGCAATCATAGCACGTGCAATAGCTAAGACAGACATGGAAATTCGTTACGTCACATCACGTTGTGAAGATGGGATAGGTGAAACACTTGATGCGCTGATGAGTGCAGGATTGCCAATTGGTTATGTTCACATGCGCAAGATAAACGACAATCGCTGTCACACGTTAGTTAAGTTGGATGAGTTCAACGAGATAAGTAAAACGCACGATATTATAGGTGCGTTTGATGATCAAGATGACAACGTGAACGTGTTGACTGATGCTGGTTATAAGGTGGTGAAGGTCTAACCCAACTCCTTATTAATGCGCTTCTTAATTACTTCAGTTAGTACGTATAGTGTTCTGGTTCCATTGTGAGCAGCAACACCTGTGATAGCTGAAGTAATTAAGAAATCTAACGCATAATACTGGCAAACCATAGCAGTGATAACACCTACAAAACCACTAACACATGCTTCATATACCCACGACATGAAAGATGGACGTTCACCTTTGCGAACTTCGATAATGTAACGAACTGTGCCACCCCAAATAGAGATTATGATCAACCATACGTAGCCGAAAACCCCGTATTCAAATAGTCGCTCCATTAATCCTAGTTTATCATGTGGCATTTTATCGCTCATATATTATTTATCCGTGGTTGCTAGTATATATTCAAAGGGCTTCAATGTCAGCCCTCAACTCTGCGAGTCGGATAGCAGACTCAGCATCTAAACACACGCCACCATCAGCCAGTTTTATCACGTTCAGTTTCGTTGGCCAAGTCACTGAAGGTCTTGTCGGACTCGCGCACCCTGCCATCAGGGTCGTTAGCGATAGTACCAGCAGGATCTTCAGCGTACTTTTTCTTCTTAGATCTGTTAAACACATTGGCTAACACCTCAAGTAAACGGATCAGAAATGATACATAATTCACTTAATATTACCTTTAATATCAGTGTTTTTGTTCTCTGTATGCTTATAACGACCAGCAATCACGTTGATAATGACCATGATCCAGTTAGGAATTTTAGAAGTGATATTAGGTGGTAAGTGCGGTAACACCTGCTGAACAACGAACATGGCAAACACAGTCAATGTAACGTATTGTCCATAAGGTGTTGTAAGTAAATAATTCAGTAAAGTATCGATGAGTTCTTGCATGATAAGCGCCTTGTGTGGTTAATCGGTTATTAACCACACAATAGCACTACGGGGTTAGGCTTTCAAGATCCCCCATCGTTTACAACCATCACGTAAACCAACATGTACACCCCACTCATAGACACCGAGAGCTAACACACTGGCAAACGGGGCGTTGTTAAGGTAATTGTACACTTCCATAGGTGTGTGACCTTTCACAACAATATCAGCGCCATGTGACCAGTATCGTTCATCCATTAGGTGGTCACTATGTTCAGGTGCTTCTTTACCTAACCTGGCATATATGACCAAGTGGTGTTCACGACAACGACAACCAGAGTTGATGGTTACAGGTGCGTTGAAATGGATACGAACCAACTCAAGCACAACGTGCATACCCGGTGATAGTTCCCCTTGACCACAACAAGGACAAGGTATCATCTTATCCTGTGTACCGAAATGTTCTGTCTGCATTACATTACCCCTTTGCTGGTGTTATTTGTACTTCATCAAATAACACTTTCACCTCTTGTGCTATTATGTTAACAACACCCCCTGACCAAGCCATGTACATAAAACACCCATCATGGAGCAAGCACTCAAAAAGAGTACCTGTAGGTATTACGTTACAGTTAGTTTTAATTGATTCTTTAAGATCCACACATTCATCAGCCATGTTCGGCGGTGGTGTGCCTGGTTTTAAAAACGGAACCTTATTCACATAGTACGTCTGCATTACATTACCCCTACAAGTTGTTTAATACGTTGTTTACGATATTTTTCTGTTTTTTTACTACGCTTATGTTCCCACAGCACACTCTGTACACATGTGACTACTGACATTCGACCTTGATGGCCTTTCATCACCATGCCTAACATACCATTTGTCACGTACAACACAATATCATCACCTTCAACACGTGCGTTAACCACAACACTCGAAGGTACTGCATTGACTATTACATCGTGGAAGCTACCGTTACACAGTTCAGGTAATCGTTCATGTAGCCTTTCTCTTGCATGTTTTGTGACTATTATCGATGCTTCACTGAAGCACGACGTATTGAATTTCATAACTGATTATCCCTTAAACACTTGTAATTCACGTACTATTTTACGCTCTAACAACACACTACCATCTTCATAATGGTGCTTCACATCATCGCCATATTGAGTTGACATAATGGCTTTAGCTTTAGCTTTATTACGTAATGAGAAGTAACAGAAATTACTTCTCTTATGATGTGATATGTAAGAAGCTCTGAAACGCCCTGCGATACTGGTCATTCATCTTCTCCTAAGTTATGTGAACAATGCTTGCACCACTTGTACAGTGGCACGTTACATAGATCGTTTTCTGTTCTGCGAGCTGATACTGCGTCATCAGGTACGTGACCTAATAACCAGCACCAGTAACGTCGTTGGAACAGGTTCATGGTAGTAACTCAGGGTTTTGGTGAATGTTGCCGATTACTTCACATGCGTATTGCCACATGTTATTTGTAAAACCATGCGGGGTGCTTCCTTTGGGTGACACCTTGCACACGCAATCAAATGTAGCCTGTGGGTTATGCCACACAACCTGCGCAATACGACCACTGCCGTTTGTTATCAAATCACCCTCATAAATCTCAACGCCGTTTTTATCGGTTAATCCCGTGAATTGCATTAACTCAACATCGCATTCGTGTTTGAATTTACCTCGCTCACTGGCCCATCCGTTGCCGATGTACACACCTGTACCATAGACTTTCATACCACCTGCAACAAACTCCACGCTGTAAACATCATACATAAGACCGTCAGGCTTGCAGTACGCTCTAAATTTAATCTCTCTACTGGACATAAGGTATTCTCTCTGTTAATTCGTTAGCTTCACGTTCACTGAGTACAACTGCTTTCATCACGTTCATACCGAACTGTACGTTGAACTCACGTTGAACCATCTCTTTATCCCACCCGTTTTCACGTGCTGTATGGCCACACCATCGTTGAATGCGATCACGTAACACTGTCTGAGCATGTTGCCGTTTAGCGTGGCGATTCATGGCACCATAACGTGCTACGTTAGGCATGTTCTGCACACGTTGACCAAACTGTTCAGGTGATAGGTCTACTTTACTACGTTCTGCCATTAGTTCTGTGATCGCATCCACACTTAGTTCAACAAGTTCACCAGATACTTCTTGTATTTCACGTGCTTTAGCTTTCGATTCTTCCTCAGTGACGATGTGACCACACTCAGGACAACAATCATTATCTTTGGCAATGTAGAACAACCCACACTCAGTGCACGTGACCGTTTCAGCTAACTTCTCACCGTCATCAGATTTTTTACCTTTGCTACCACGGTCAAGTGTCCACTCAGGATCATCATGTGGGTAGTCAAGTCCGAACTTGGTCATCATGTGAAGTGTGTTGCCAACGTGATCCAGTAATATGCCATGGGTTTTACCCTCAGCTTTACGTAACATGCGCCCGAACTGTTGCTTATACAGACTGTATGACTGTGTTGGTCGTAGCATGATTGCACCCTCAACAGCACAGCAATCGAAGCCCTCGCCAAATAGATCACAGTTCACTAGGTTAAGCAGTAGACCACTTTCTAAATCAACAAGTGCTTGGTTACGTTCAGCAAGTGGTGTCTTACTGCTCACAGCTTTAGACGGTACACCTGCTTCGTTGAACTGTTTAGCGATGGCAGCACAGTGTTCAATATCAACACCGAAAGTAATAACACGTTTACCACTTAGCACACGTTGATAATGACTAACAGCAGAACCAGTAATTTTGCGCTTGTTAACTTTCTGAGCAAGTTGCTTGTTGTTGTAATCACCACCAGCAGTAACAGTTACGCCACTCAGATCAATATGTTCATTAGGTTGGAATATTTTATACGGTGATAGTTTACCAGCTTTTATCAGTTCCCACATGTTAGTAGTAACAGACATGGCAGTGAAATAACCATCAGCATAATCACCAAGACCTTTACGATCACCACGTATCGGTGTAGCGGTAACACCTAAACCTAAAGCATCACCATAGGCTTCAACACAAATTCCCCACGATGACCCAACAGTGAGATGATGTGATTCATCCATCAGCCAGAACTGTACTCGTGAACATATACCGACATACTGTTCAGCAACATGTTCCTGTTTACTTTTCAGCCTTGCACGTAATGTTACTGCACTGACCACAGATATTTTACTGCGCTCATCGTAGAAAGCATTACCGTGTTGCTTCAAGTTGGCATTGGTGATGTCACGTTGAGTCTTAGCAGAGCAGATGAAGTTGTGGTACACACCCATCATACACAGCGCATCAGATATTTGACTCAGTAGTACGTCACGGTGTGCCAGTAAGTGAGTTCGCATGTCTTGTTCTTGACAACGACGTGCATACTCAGCCTTAACCAGTGTCTTACCAGCTCCCGTAGGAAGCACACTCAGCACGTTCTTATGACCTGCACTGAACAGGTTATCTATGTCACCACATGCTACTTTCTGATGTGGGTATAGATCGTTATAAGTCATGGTCATTACTTACCCACCCATAACTCACGTTGTTTATGTAAACGACGCACTTGACGTTCAGTAGGTTTAACACGAGTGATCATGCCTCTGCGTGACTTCATGCTATAACGGCCATCGCTATATGTTGTTGACCACACGTTTTCACCTATTGGGTGATGGTGGTAAAATACTTGAGTTATCATAACTTACATCTCCTTATCTATAACCGTACACTTCTCGTGATACACCTGGTGTATCTTCAGTTCCTTACTCACAGGTTCGTCTATTGGCAATGGTGCAAGACCTGCCACTAAGCATAACAACCCGAATAGGAATATTACGTTACTCATATATACGTACTCCTTATTAATTAACATGAGCCTAATATAAATTAAAATGTAGAAATTTGCAAATTTTACTTTACAACCATTTCAACTTCCCCTATCATTCATTTCGTCAACAACGGGTTGACGTTAAAACAAGGAACATTCCATGTCAGGAATCTTAGAACGACTAGAAACAAAAATGGATAAGTTAATCGAACTTATCGGTAAAGGTACATCTGCTGAAATCGGTAAAGCGATGGATGACTTAACATCACCTGAAGTTACTGCACAAGCAGGTGAACATGTTGCACCGATTACTGTCCAAGAAGGTCAGACAGTCGAAGTAACAGTATCAAATGACCCATACGCAGGTGTTGATAAAGACGGTGTTGAGTGGGATGCACGTATTCATTCTAAAGCTAAAGAGCCAAAATCTGTTACTACTGGTAAGTGGAAACGTAAAAAAGGCATTAGCGATGACCTGTACAACAACACAATGGCTGAGTTGAAAGCAAGTGCTACTAACTTCGCAGATGCACATGTGCCAGTTACAGCAACAACTGAAGGCCCTTTCTTCTGGATGGACACAGCAACTAAAGTAAGTAACACATGTGATACACGTGCTGAAATGGATGAGGTGTTACAAATCCCTACAACCAAAGAACTTACACAAGATGAGTTCGATGCGTTGTTAGAAGTACCTGCTGTCGGCCCTAAAGTACCTAATGTACCTAATGTACCTAATGTACCTAAAGCACCTACTGCACCTATCGCACCACCAGCACCAGTTGAAAGTTCTGTTAAATCAGTAGTGTTGGGTCTTATTAAAGATCTTACTACTGAATATCGTGTTGAACCTAACGACATTACAGCGTTGATGGTTGAAGTCACTGCTTTCGATACTATTGGTAAGATCGAAGATAGTGCAATGGTTAAACTGCGCGATGCGTTAACAACTTGGCACGACACTGTTGCTGATGCGACCAATGCAGTAACAGGAATGACAACTATTGCTGAACCACTAGGTTTCACTGCCGATCTTAACGCTGGTATTGAAGGTATCTTAGAACCGCATGATGCTGACTGTGTTGGACTTGTTCACTACTCTGCTATTGCAGGTGTTAACGACCAGTTACAAGCGTACCTTAAAACTTGGCAAGAACTGTAAGGAGTAACTGCCATGCAACATAGTGTCTACTCATTCAGCAGTGCATCTCGATGGTTTGAAGATGCGTGTCCAGGTAGTATCAGAGCCACCCGTGGTATAAAAAATGGTACTAACCCTGCAGCAGAGTTAGGTACAGCAGCGCATGAACTAGGTGAGTATTGTATTCGTTACGGTGCTCAACCTAAAGATTGTATCGGCATGACGTTCAACAAGCACGAAGTTGACGAAGCCATGTGTGAAGCTGTTGAGTTGTATGTAGGTTACGCGAATGATTTAGCTATCAGAACAGGTGTAAGACCAGACCTTGAGAAACGTGTTGCAATGAGTTCTCTCGGACGTACCGATGTTTATGGTACATCTGACTTCACACTGTTCGATGTTGCTAACAGAACAGTGTATATCTCTGATTACAAGCATGGTTACGGTATTGTAGATGTGCCGAACAATAAGCAGTTAATCGCTTATGGTATTGCCACGCTTGATACGATGGATATATGGGCGCAGGTTGATAAGGTTGTTACGACAATCATTCAACCTCGTAAACAACATATTGATGGTTGTATTCGTTCGCACACTTACACAACTACTGAGCTGGTCAACTGGCAATCACGTTTCGCTAACTCGATACGTTTAGCTGAAGATCCAACGACACCACTTAAAGCAGGTGATCATTGTTTATGGTGTGTAAAAGCACGATGTAGAGCACGTTTAACTTACGTACTCGATGTTGCTTACCCTGATGCACCAGATGATGAACTTACTGCAACTGAAGTAGGTGTTATTTACAACAACTTAGATGTGCTGAAGAAGTTTATTACACGCATCGAAGATGAACAGTTAGAAATAACTAAGTCAACAGGTCAAGTACCAGAAGGTTATAAACCTGTTAAAGCAATTAAGTGGGCGAAAGTAGAAGATGAGAAAGGTCTTGTTGAGGCTGTAATAGCTGAAGGTATTGATCCTGATGTTCTCTACGACAAGAAACTTAAAGGCAAAACCAAAGTTAAAAAAGTTATACCGGCTAAGTTAGCCAATGAGTTTTTTATAGTTCCACCAGCAGGTACAACACTTGCTAAATTATCAGACAATCGCCCTGCAATTCGTGTAGGCGGAGTGCCAGAAGGCACATTTACTCCAATGAAGGATATTTAATTATGAGTTCACGTACTTTGATCACAGGTTTCGCACGAGCAATCTCTGTAAACCTAACAGCACCATACGCACACCAACAGGGTGATGTTCCTAAATACGGTATTCAACTTGCGTTCCCTAAAGATGGCCAAGTTGTTATCGGTGGTCAAGCAATGGCTACAACAACACACGAAGATATTTTCGCAGCACTAAACGAATGTACGATGGAAGCATTCCAACAGCCACGTGAAGTGTACGACAACCCAGCAATGGGAATTCAGTACCCACCTAAACTAGCTGATGGTGACCAGAAGTTACAGAAAGATGCTAACAAAAACCCGATTCCTGGTTCTGTTGATCCGAACACAGCAGGTATGTGGTTAATCTCAGCTAAGAACAAAGAGCCAGTTGGCACATGTGGTCCTGATGCTAAAGATATTAACCCTGCTGCTATTTACCGTGGTTGTTGGGTGCGTGTTGAACTTGAAGCACAGGCATTCGACACTAATGCTGGTAACCGCGTTATCTCACTACGTCTACTCAACGTGATGAAGTGTTATGACGATGCAAAACTAGGCGGCGGCGCAGTACAACAAGCAGCATCATCAGCGTTTGCAAGTTCAGTAGTAACCAACACTAATATCGCAGCTGGTGCAGATCAACAGTTCACACCTGTAGCACCTGCTGCACCTGCTGCACCTGCTGCACCTGCTGCACCTGCTGTACCTGCACCTGCTGCTCCTGTGGTTAACCCTGCTGTTGTCGCTGGTGCAATGATCGACCCTGTGTTAACAGCAGCTGCTGTTGTTGCTGACGTTGTTCCTGTAGTCACTGCACCTGCTGCACCTGCTGCACCTGCTGCACCTGCTGCACCTGCTGCACCTGCTGCTCCTGCTGCTCCTGTGGTAACTGCCGACCCTGTGATCATGAACCCTGGTCAACCTGCTTACGCTGATATGATCGCACAAGGTTGGACTGATGAACTACTTATCAGCCACGGTCACGGTCAAGCTAACTACACAGTGGCTTAATCATGGCGACCCCTGAAGCTAAATCGTCACAGGAAACTGGACTACGAGCAGGTGAATGGGGTTGTAAGCTGTTTCGGAATAACAGTGGTATGTTGTATAACAAAGATGGTGTGCCAGTTCGATACGGGCTTGGTAACATCTCTCAGAAGTACAACACCAAGGTTAAGTCCAGCGATAAAATAGGTTGGACACCAATCGAAATAACACAGGAGATGGTGGGTAAAACTATTCCTGTGTTCACTGCCTTTGAAGATAAAACACCTAAGTTCAAGATCAAGGATAGTTATCGTGAAGGTAGTCGAGAAGCAGCACAGCTCAAGTTCATAAACATAGTTAAACAAGCTGGTGGTGTTGCAGGTTTTACCCGTAACGCATCAGATGTAGATAAATTATTAGAGGAGTATGTCACATGGTTGACATCAGTTGGTTAAAACAGTGTGTGAAGCAGTACGATATCGACCACGCTGAACCAAAGCAGGATCACGACAAGAACCGTAAACGATTAAGTTGGTTAGTAAACAAACATGGCATTGAAGTTGTGGCGGTAGCAACTGGACTAGCTGAATCAAGTGTGCGAGTTCACTGTAATAATAGCCAATCGGGGATGATTTCAGCATATCGTTTAAAACGTGCTGAAGCTATCTTAGCTAAAGTGTGATTCAGTTCACAGTAATTCAACAAGTCGTGTCGTACTATTACCTCACGACTTTTTTATAAGGAACAGGATATGAAAGGTAAGAAGATAGCAGAATGTGGTAACTACGCGATGGTGCGTTGTGTTAGTGATTGCAGCACATTAGGTGTAGGTAGTAGCTTCAAAGAAGGTGAAGTGTTCGCAGTACACAACGGTACAACAGGTACTTATTTGTATAAAGACGGACATAAAATACATGCAACATCAGCACGTTTCGTTGAACATGTTGAAGAAGTGCAGTTGTGTGAACATGGGGTTGAAGATGACGATGTGTTGTCTGCACCACCTATTAAACGTGCGAAACCCTCACCTTGGGATGGCCAAGTTGGTGGTAGTCATTACACAGATAAAGCTGTTCAACCATTAAAACTAACCTTACTTAATCGAGGTTATGAAGCATTCTCAGGTGCTTGTTATACCAAGATTAACAAATACACCACCAGAGCCAAAGATAACGAGGTTGAGCAACTGAAGAAAGCTCGACACGTGCTGGACTTATGGATTTATGAAGCGGAGAAACAATCATGAGAGAAGTTGTCACGTACGACTTAAACCACACAGAAAATAAACTGGTCCAATGGGGTCACGACACATGTATCGTTGAGCAAGGTACTGTCTGGGCGCAAACCATCAAAATGGGTGAAGAATTTGTCGAATTAGTTGCAGCTCAATGTCCTGATAAATCACCTACTGAAATTGTAGAAATCGTACAAGGTATGCTATTAGCATTACTGGCACGTGGTCGTATCAAACCAGTAGCACCTGAAAACGCAGTAGCAGAACAGATAGATGCTGTATGTGATATGCACGTTGTTGGTACACAAATACTATCAATGCTTGGTACAAGTCGTTCTACGGAGCTGTACCCTGTGTATGAAGTGCTTAACAAGCGCACAGCAGGTGGTCGTATGATCAACGGCACATTCGTTAAGGCTAAAGACTTACCTGAGAATCAAGGAGAGTAACATGGCCAAGGGTTACACAGGTTCGACAACTAAACCAGCAATACGTGATTTATTTCAGACACCTAAGTTCGTGTTCAACTGGTACAACAAGCAATACAAGTTCACATGTGATGTAGCTGCAAGTGACCACAACCATCTTGTACCTAACTATTTGACTGAAGCAGATGATGCACTGTCAACACCGTGGGGTAAGGTGAATTGGTGTAACCCTCCATACAGTAATATTCGTCCGTGGGTTGATAAAGCCATTGATGAGTCCACCAAGGGCAAAACAACAGTGATGCTTGTACCTGCTGACACCTCAGTTGCGTGGTTCCGTGAGGCGTTTTATAACTGTACCGAATGTGAGTTCATAAGTGGTCGTATTAGCTTCATTAACGCTGAAACGGGTAAACCTCAGTCTGGTAATAATAAAGGGTCTGTGGTGTTTGTGTTTGATGGGGGTGATGAACAGCGACCTGCTAAACTAATCGACCGTTGTGATATGGAGAATGCTGACCGATGAACACTATCTACTGGTACGACATCGAAAGTTACCCTAACTTCTTCAGCATCTGTATTGAGCGTGATACAGATAAAGCACGTTGGCAATTTGAAATCTCACCGTGGAAACATGATGGTCAAGCACTGTACCAACTACTGATGCAGATAGCTAACAGTGGTGGGCGTATGGGTGGATTTAATAACTATGGGTTCGATTACCCTATGTTACACCTACTCATGCAACAGCAGGGCCAAATAGATGCGCCAACGCTGAAGCAGAAGTGTGACCACATCATCACGTGTGGTAATAACGGTGATCGATTCAGTAATATTATTTGGGATGATAACCAATTCGTACCACAACTCGACCTGATGAAGATCCACCACTTCGACAACGCTGCCAAGATGACATCACTCAAGTTGTTAGAGTTCAATATGCGTATGGATGACATCATCGAGTTACCGTATAAACCTGACCATGTGCTTACACTTGCTGAGAGTCGTGAGGTGCTTACGTACAACTGGCATGATGTTAAGGCGACTCGTAAGTTCGGTGATCTATCACGACCTATGATTGAGTTCCGTGACAAGTTGACTGAGAAGTACGATAAGAACTTCACGAACCACAACGACACTAAGATAGGTGCAGACTTCTTCGTGATGCAACTGGCAGATGCAGGTGTGAAAGCTAATAAGCGTACTCAAACACCTCGTGCATGTGTTAACGCTGGTGAGATTATTCTACCTTACGTGCAGTTCGAGCATCCTGAGTTTCAGCGCGTGTTGGAGTTTTTCCGCAATGCAGTTATACCAACTGAAGGTCAAGGTATTAAGTCATACTTTAGCCAATTCGAGCAGGAACTTACTGCTGATATTGACGGTTTCCATGTTGTGTTCGGTGGTGGTGGTATTCATGCTTCACTGAGTAAACAGATTTGTACCAGTACAGACACACATCAAATAATCGACAGCGATGTTGCATCGTTCTACCCGAACCTGGCAATCAAGAACAAGCTGTACCCTGAACACTTAACTGAGAAATTCTGTGATGTTTACCTTAACGTATATGAGCAACGTAAAACTTATGCGAAAGGTACTGCTGAGAACAACATGATGAAACTAGCACTGAATGGTGTGTACGGTAAATCAAACGATGTTCACAGTCCGTTCTTAGATCCTAAGTACACGTTAGCAACAACCATTAACGGCCAATTGCTTTTGTGCATGTTGACTGAACAGTTAATCAAGATACCTGGGTTGACCATGATTCAGATGAACACCGATGGTGTAACTTATTCATGTCCTCGTGAACATGTTAACCATGCAATGTTGCTGAGTGAATGGTGGGAAGATTTAACACAGCTCGAACTTGAACATGCACCTTATGAACGTATGCCAATACGAGATGTAAATTCGTATATGGCCAAAACGGACAAGTGGAAGATTAAAGACTTACCTACCAACGGGTCTAAACCAGATGACTTCAGCCATTGTTTAGGTGAATTACAATACGCAACACTACCTGCTGATAAAAACCAGTATGTTAAACGTATCGGTTGTTATGCACATCAACGTATTGAAGAAAACAGTGGTACTCGTGAACTAACGTGGAATAAAAACCACAGTGCAGTAGTTGTTGCTAAAGCAGCAGAAGCAGCACTGATGCACGATCAAGACATCGCTGAGTTCATTCACAACCATGATGATGTGTACGACTTCTTCTTACGAACCAAAGTACCGCGCAGCAGTCACTTGTTATGCGGTGATGAACAGGTGCAGAACGTGTCAAGATACTATGTGAGTGAAACAGGTGGTGCGTTAACGAAAGTTATGCCTCCTACACAGCCACTCATTGAGAAATGGCACAGCGTGGCACATTGGAAGCATCGTGATAATGGTAAGATGGTGAACGCTAAGAAAGCGCCATCTGGTAAGTATGGCCAAATACCTAAGCCATTCGACACACCACCAGATAGACGTATGAGTATTCAAAAAGGGTATCTCGTGACCGTTTGTAACAGTATCGCTGGCCACGAGTTTAATGACATCAATTACGATTACTACATTGCTGAAGCTCGTAAGTTGGTTGATGAGTTAAGGTAGTGGTGGTATCTCTGACGGCTGATTTGCTTTGATTGCTGCATAGTTTGCAGATAGTTCAGCGTCAGTTAAGTATGTGTCGTACATCAAAAACATACTTACCGAACCAAACAGATCATTACCATTACCATTAGAAGCACCGATCCTCAACGGGTCGTTGCTTTGCACAAAGGCATTTGTTGCTGTTGTTGTGTGAACCTTGTTGTCATTCAGCATTGACACGCTCAATTCACGCGTCTCATAGTTCACACGTACAGCAAACACGTCCCAATCAGTATCAACAGTAAGGCCGATTGATGGTTTTGGATTGTTATCGACTGTATTATACTGCCACGCGCTCACTTCTGAATTATTAGGGTAGTGCAGTCTCATCCCTTGACCTAATGAAAATGAGTCAGATAGGATTGTGTCTGTTGATATAACACCTTCATTTCTATTTCGTGAAAACACTATGTAGGTGCAAGTACCTAATGGCTTGTCTGCTAATTCCAGCATGTCACCGGCACCGTTAAGTTCGATACCATAAGGCTGCGACGATGTACCCGTTTTAGTTATCACTGGCCCGATACCATACATACTAGCAACGTTTCCGTTTTTAAAGTCGTAAGCACCGAACAAGCCTCGAACAACAAAACCGTCTGCTGTTGTCGGTATGATCACTGGTAAGTTTGGGTTATTGAACTCAACCCCTTTCAATTTGATGTTTATAGGCATTTTAGTTGCTCCGTTATAGTTCGTTTATTGGTGAAAACTTTTTAGTGCCTAGCAGTATGCTAAGGCTTTCAGAGATAAGCGCTTGCCCTACCCCTGTTGGGTGTATGCCGTCGTTTGAAATATCAAACACATCATACCCCCCTGACAAATAAGGCGCGTAATTTCTCCCTATTTGGTCTGCACCCTCTAGTGAGTTCAGGTTAAACAGCGTCTGCATATCTAAGTATAGCAACCCTAAATCATACGCAACAGACTTTATTATGTTGGCGTAAGGTGTGTTGGCAGAGTTAACAGCACCATCCCACGCACAAGGCGACACCAAGACAATTACAATTCTTGGGTTTTGTGAGATAAAGCTCTTACATCTACTTATCAGTTTGGATTTAAAATCAGCCTGCCCCTCTGGTGTGTCCGCATCAGGGAATGGCGATGTATTAGAGTCGTTTTGACCCAAAGCAAGATATAAAACATCAGGGTTAAACGCCATTGCCCTATCAAACATTCCGTCTGTTGTTGTTCCATTGGTGTCTCGCCCACGTAATGCAGCACCTGAAACAGCGTAATTTTTAAACACTAACGGCTCGCCCAATGATGTACCTAGTATTCTTGCGTTGGCTGTGGTTGATACTGGTTGACCCTCTCGTGATAAAGCAACGGGCGTATCTATCTCCACTGTAATCTTTTCGTAGGTTATAGGTAGAGCGAAAGATTTCCCGTTGATTTGATAGCCAATGTCGGTTGGGGTTGGCGAGCCTATATCCTCTGTTAGTTCAGAAGGTATATAAGTATCAAGCTGGTATGTATCGAATAGCACGAGCGTCTCGCCCGTATAAACCCTGACCTCGACCTGTGCAGCATCCTCTCTTGTCGCACCAAGGAAGTAAACGGACAGTAGGTTATTTGGGTCAACTATATCGCTTTGGTAAAGCTCATGTGTTAGCGTTGTTACGGGTGCTTGATTATCTAAAACAGCATGGCTAACAATTGAGCTGTTAGATTGTGGTCTCTCTTGTGTAAACTGCTGGAACCTCAGTGACGATTGCATCAATCCATAAACCGCCATGTTTACGCCGATTGACCACGGATCTTTTTGATCTGATTCTTCTTGTGCTCTAACACCAACTGTGGACACACTATCGCCGACAACACAAAAGCGCAACCCTTTACCTCGTCTAATAAGTGCGTTTACTTGGTCTTTATATTGCTGATTTCTTAGGTTTCTATCTGTTGACAGTTTAGATCCTCCCACGACAACTGTGCCGTCATCGAAAACACCCAGCGCAACTTGGCCGTTATCATCAGACAAGCTAAAAGCGTATTTGTCGCCGTCACGGTTTGATGATATCTTTTCCGTGAACTCTGCCTTACCTATTGTCGTTGAACCGATGTCTGTCACACCTAATGCAACTTGCTTGTTTTCATCCGTCAAGCTAAATACGTAGCCATGACTTTCTGTTGTTTCTACATCGCCACCGCCTATTGTCGTGGTTCCGTCTGCCTTAACCCCTAGCGCCATTTGGCCGCTTTCGTCAGTAACAGAGTACGGGTAATGCCCATCATCGTTAGTGCCGCCAGTTGCGGTTATACCTGCGTCATCGAGAAGTGTCTCGTTTTCTGATGCCTTTTGGTATGCAGAACTGGCTAAATCGTCGCTTGACTGAACCCATGAACCCGATCCACTCGCACCATCTTTACGGTATGTACCATTGTTTACAGCAGTAGTGTCGTTTGTCACGTAAGCAATGGACTGGTCATCTGGTGTCAGATCCGCATCAAGTAGCGCTTTTGTTTCGTAACCATAAACACCAGCGCCTTGTCCTTGCTGTAAAGCGTCTATTGCAGTTTCATTACTGGTGATGCGGCTTGTGTTATCACTCTGACCTTGTTGCAGTAAAGATATTGAATTTGTATTGTCCTCTTGACCTTGTTCTAACACTGACACCGTTCCTGACAACAGTGAAATATCACCTGTGTTATCCTCTATTGACTCAGTATTACTCGAAACATCTGCTTTCAACGGGTCAAGATACAGGTCAATGTTTCCGCTACTAATGTCACTGTAGGGTTGGACATTCTCCAAGTCCGGCGATTGTGTAGGGTCTGCACCTTGTGTCGTGTATGGCACGTTTAACGGCTTGTAAGGTACGCTGTTGAAGTACAACACTTGGTCGTAAGCTGTGTACGTTTTACCAATACCCCATTGGCCATCACCTAATGGCACACCACCTGCGTTACGGATTGCTGTTTCAACTGATTTCAATGTATTACGTGTGTCGCCGTACTGGTCAACAAGTGTGTCATTGTCTGACTTCACAAATTCAGTGATGGTGTCCATGTTCTTACCAGATTCTTCTACCTGATCTATCGTTGGTATTGCCATTAGATTGTCTCCAAGTCGTCTTTGTAGTATCGAGAGTCGTAATTGATGCTCGATATGGTGTTTATTTCTTGTCCGTCATCTATTCTAAACTCAATCGTCTGTGGTATCAATGCGATGGACTCACGAGCCTGTTCAGAACAGAAAGTGTACTTAGTCTTATCACGTTCATAACCATCGTAAATTGACTCAGATGGCGTAGTAAGAAGTACGATACTGAACTCATCATCGCCTTCAACACACTGTATTAACTCACTTGCTTCACCCTCCAAGTTGGTGAACTGAACGTAATGATCTTCACCATCTACGAAAGTCACTGGCTCAGATAGTTCGACGTTAAGTCCCACAACCTCCATCACCTCGCCTTCATAAATGTTGTAACCCTCAGTGTTGCCTTTATGTCTTACGAACCGTGTTGCATCTGGTGAGTCGATACGTTGTCCTGGTACTATTAATCTGCCAAATTCATCGACTTCAAACTCAACACTGGAAACACCATAAATTTGTTTATTACGTATTCTGTTCGCTTTACGTGTTGCTTGTAACTCAGTCACACAACCTGCAAACTCAATACGTTCAGGGTTAGTAGCACTTCTATCACTTGGTACATATATAACCTCACTGACACCAGTATCTTCACTACGGTAACTTAGCTCAACACCGTCGTACTCTTTATAGAATATGTCCTCTCGAACTTCAGTATCAGATATTTTATTACGCATTGTGATCTGCATAGTTGATGTTGACTGAGCACGTTCAAAGAAAGCATCGTACACACCGTTCTGCACGTATGGTAAGCAGTGCACCACATCACAGATCAACATGAACATATCTTCATAGGACATATCGGTTGTATCGAAGTCATAACCGAAACGGGTCATCTCAGCACTACCGAAGTAACTTGTTATTTGTGAACTCAAGGCAAGCAGGTTGTCAGCATTGATCTGTGACAAGTTTAATCTGCCATTCTTAGGGTCAAGTGCAGTGTGTATAAGTATTTGCGCGAAGTCATCAGTTGCATAACTTTCAACAGGCCCAAACGTACCTCCACTGAAATACTGCGTGATCTTACGTGTAAGGTCTAAATTCGTTTTACGTGACTTGATTAAACGCGATTGACTATTACTAGGTACAACACAGTGCATAAGTGTTACGTCACCCAACTGCATATCAACAGGGTTAGACTCAAACGAGTATAGTGCTGTCCACTCAATTTTATCCACGTTAGATATGCCATCTTTTTTGTCACGGTCTGTGGTTCGTCTACCATAAATACGTGAACGATCATAAGGTATGTCAACGTATTCAGTCTGATACACACTTGAACGTGGATTATCAGGATTAGAGCTGTAAGTAACAGGTATAGAAAGACCCTCACCTGTTGGGTCACCGTTAACGTCCAGTTCCTCTACAACGAATTGCACATTGGCAGTTATTGACTTGTCGGTTGTTCCATCTATTTTGTAGAAACCTGCAGCGCTGGTTAAGTTAAGTATCACACGTTCAGACCCTTCAAAAATTGTAACTGGTCCAATGATGTTATCGAACACTTGACCAATATCAGGGTTGTAGTTAAGCATTACAACATCTGTAACAGGGTTTGAATAAACAGGATCTACATACGTTTCATACCACTGATAATCTGCAATCTCACTATCTAACGTGAACATGATATTACACGAATAGTAGTCTTTGATTAACGGGCCAGCTGCATTGTTCCAATCTGTACCTGTGACTGTCACTGTGTCTGCTGTAACGGCAGTCACCTCGTATTGACCTGAACAATCAATAGGTGTTATCTCATCGAAGTCTTTCTGTGCGTGGTCAGGTAGTTCACGGTATAAAGTGTGCGTGAACGACACATACGAAGTCCAACAGTCGATTAACAACAAATCCTGGCCAACTGTGAAGTATTCCTGCAAGTCAACATTCAACACATCAGCATTGGTTAGTGTCAATACGGCACTACCTGCACTCTCGTTAACACTCCACTCTGTATCTTCACCTAGCGTTAAATCATTAGGTGGTAACAGTTCTGATGCGTTCAGGTCATTGGACTCTCGATAAATGCCAATTGGCTCATCGATAAGACCACCTATGTCTTGCTCAGGTGAACCGTTACCTGGCCACGTGTTAGGTTCATATATGTTAGCTTGTGCGTTAGGTATGCTTTTGTATGGTGTATAGCCATCGAAGATGTTGTCTGTGTTGATGTCGTACTTACCACGACCCACAGCAAGCAACAGTACCTCAGTTTCTTGGTTGTTTACGCCAATTCTATACGGCGCTTGCCATAATGGGGGTGTGTGTTTCTTAACAGTACCAAAGATATCATCGATACGTTGATTAACAGCAGGATCGTTCTCAGAAGCACCTAACGAGTTAGTGGCACTACCTTGTTTACGATTACCGACATTAGGTACGTCTATCTGGTTCATCATCACAAGTGATGCAGTGAATGATAGTGCTGCGAATATGTAAGGTATGTACGCTAAAAACCCAGGACCTTGTGGAATGTTGGATGCGTGGAATATCTCAACTTCGCCATCGCTGATTGATAAGAACTCACCTCCAACAGTGTCTATTTCTTCACCTAGAATATCGGTTTTGAAGAAACGCAAGTCCAACAGCTCATCACGTGTGAAGTCTTTTGACTTGAGGAAATCACCAATGTTATCTACCCATTGAGATTCAAATTTTTTACCTGTTGCGTCTGCGTAATATCTGATTGTAACCATTTATGAAAACTCACTTTAGGGTAGTAGGTGTTTATAGATCCAAGTGTCCATTTACAAACTGAGCCTAAGCCAACATAAGGTTTAAAGTTATGGTACACACCATAATCATAATAGATACCTATGTGACTTCCACCAGCAGGGTTTGTCATCAACACTAGACAGTGATCTTCAGGTGTGGAAATGTCGGTAAAGTTCTTACGCATCCACACCATGAAGGATCTATCGAATTCGTTTGTTACAGGTATATTAACATTCAAGTGTGTTGCGTACCACTCTGCTACGAAATTGGCACAGTTATAACCATGCTTGACGTAATGCTTGCCAATCACAGGAACGCTTTAGTCATTGGTACACGTGTTGTGGTAACAGACTCACCAGTGGCTTGTGCGTTAACAGGTTTCGTACTTGATGTGATACTTACACCTATTTCATTACGTGTTGTCTTGACCACATCAGTACGTGTAACAGGTGTTTTTAGTTGTGACACTGTGCCATCCCGATACATCACGTAACCTCGTGACTCGACAACAGGCAATTCAGTGGATTCAGGATCACGTAACGCTATCTCACTTGCTATAACGTCATTAACCTGCTGAACGATGATGTTGCGCTCATGTACCATGTCAGCGTTACTGCTTGCTTGACCGATTTCCATAGGTGCATATTCAGCAGTAACAACTTCAGCAGTTTCAAGTGTCACATCAATACCCTCAGTGAAAACATGTTGCAGGTGATAGTCTTTACTAAACCAACTAGCAGTAAGAGTTATCACCTCAAACGTGTCTTTCACAACAGGTGCGCTTGCATATATTTCACGTAATTCGCTGTCTGTAATTGCCATGTGTTATTCCTCTGGCATTGCTTTAACGATGTACTTCAGACCATCCCAATACTCAGTGAAGTCATCACCGTACTGCTGGTACATGAGGAACAAGTAATCATCAAGGTCTTGATCTCGCACACTCTGTATCTCAAGTGTGAACGTCACATCACCATCAACAGCACTTGAGAATGGATCACTCCACTCACCCACAACCTGTACAACGTATGGTTCAGTAATGGGTCGGTCAGCACTCAGATACGCCACGAACTTTTTACCCTCGTTGCGCTCAAAGAACACCTTCATAAAGTCCTGCATGTAGACGTTCTCTAATCGATATGTTACATCTGCCAAGTATGGTTGATTATAGAACTTTTTACGCTGTCTGCTCAGACCACCTTGTGTATCACTGGTGATTGTTCCCACCTTGCGTACACGTGTGAAAGAGTCCACCAGTGGAACCAGTGGCACACCACCGTACATGAATACATCTAATCCTGAGATATCACCTTTAGTGGCCATTAGTATTTCCTCGTGGTGTTGAAGTTCTGACGCATCGCTTTATCTGTTTTACTACCTTTTTTACCAATAACACCAGACACGCTTTTATCAATGTTTTTACTGAAGTGTTCAGCTATTAATATCTTAACATTGTTTTCATCGATTTGCTGAACTTCAGTTTTAACACTGCCGGTTGCGTTATTAACCACCGTGACGTTAAGACCTCCACCACCAACCATTGCCGCAGTATCTTTACTACCTGTCACGTTAAGACCTGAACCTGAGTTGTTGTACACCATCGTACCGCCAACCATTTCATCGTATCGTTCAGCAACAACACCTGCTTGACCGTTGGGAATGACACCACCTTTATCGAACATACCAGCGAATGTTGTACCTGCTATGATACCAGCAGATGCGTAACCTAGTGAACGTACAGCAAGTGCTGAAGATATCATCTCAGCAAGTGTACCTGTTGAACTGAACGCCATCGCTTTAGATGCTGCCATCTCGGTGTTCACTATTGTAGATGCTAGCGCAACAGCTTGAGTGGCATAGAACATTGCCTCAGCCTCTTTACTGCCATCCTGTGCTATTGCTGTGAGTTGTGCCATCACGTTAGTCATGCCACTCAAGAACTCTGCACCTGCTTGATACTCGGCCTGTAAACCAGCGTGTGCTAAGTCACCCATTACTTGCTTGTGGCGCGATTGTTCTGCTTCGGTCAACTCGTTAATACGTTTGTGTTCTTCGTATCTCGACCACCCTATTTTTTTACGTTCTTCGTTCAGTGTTTCCATTAGTCGGTTGTGCTTCACCATTTCATCAAGCACTGGATCACCAGTTTTACCTGCACCAATTTCTCTACTTGCCCCACCTAAGACTTTTTCGCGTCGAGCAACTTCTGCTTCAGCTTGCTTGTACGCTTCTTTGGACAATCTAACGCGATCTTTCTCAGCTTGTGCCACTGCCTCAAGTGCGTCTTTCTCGTCATAATATTTGTTGATCAACTTCTCTTGCACAGGTAAATGTGCAACTTGTGCGCTTGTTGTTACAGACAGTTGAGCGTTGAGAAGTGCTTGCTCTCTGGCACTAAGACCTAACAATTTAATCTTAGTTTTCCAAGATTCAATAATTGCTTGTGACTGTGCTAGTTCATCAGACGCTAGTTTTCTGACTCTTTCGGCCTCATCAGCTTCTTCCACCATCTGAGCAAGCAACTGTTTTTCAAACGACAACTGTTCTTTTTGTGACTTGTTCAGTGCGTCTATTGCATCTTTTTTGTCGTAATACTTGTTAATTGCCAGTTGTAGTGTTGGTAGGTGTTCGACCTCTGCACTCGTTGTGGCCTTGATCATCGCAGTGGCAAGTGCCTGACTTCTTGCACTCTCACCCATTAAGAATGTTTTGTTTTCCCAACCAGCTACTGTTGCTTTAGCAGCGTCATCTTCTTTCTTTAGCGCCTCTAGGTATTTGTAATGTGCCTGTATATGAGCGTCCATCACCTCGATGTTTTCTTTCTTCTCTTTTGTGTCTTTCTCGAAAGGTTTGCCATCGATGATGTTTTGCAGATTTCTCTTTGCTTTGGCTAGGTCTTTCTCTAATGTAAGCTGTTTAGCAGTAGAACTAACAAGTGCCTCTGTTGCGTCTTTCTGCTTCTGTATGTCCATCTGTCTATCAAGTTCAGTCTGTGTAGATGCGAACTTTTCTTTTTGTCTCAACACTTCAGAAAGTCGCTCAGACTCCTTGCGTAACTCAGCAGTTTGCTTTCTTTGATCCTCTAATGCTTTGATTGTGTTTTTTATTTTTCTTTTCTGTAAGTCTTTAGTTGCTTCTTCTTCATGGTAGTTAAGCTCTTTACCTGCTTTGGCCAACTCATATAGTCGCGCAGTCAACTCTTTAGTGCTAACAGCGGTTAACTTCTGAATCTCTTTCATCTCAGCAGTTTTCAACACCACACCAGCAATTGCACCACCTACTGCGATTAACGCACCCACAAGCGCACCACTTGGTCCAAAACCTGAAGCAAGTTGCGAACCCTGTTGCGAGAAGATAACCATTGCATCTGTGCCTGCCTGCATCTGTACCGCGACATCTTGCATTTGCCAACCTAGGTTCTGTGCTTGACCACGTAACCCACGCATCGATCCTTGCACTTTACCACTGACAGCACGTTGTTTTTGCATAACTGTAATAAGTCGAGCAACTTCATCCTTCTGCTCTTTAGTGGCATTAGCACCAAGTCGCATTTGAGCAGCATAAATCTCAGCAGCATCATCGGTCATATTGTACATTTTCGACTGTTGCTTGAGTGAGTCAGTAAGATTGTTGTACTTGGTAACAAGTCGAGTGGCAGCAGTGAACTCTTTACGTGCCTGTGCTGTCATCTCTTTTTTAGAGAGTGTTGTTTTATTGGTAACAGTCGCGCTATCACCTAACGTCTTGTTGAGTTCTTCAACAGCTTTATCAGTACCCTTAATAGAACGAGTGAACTCAACAACCTTAGTCTTAGCGTCACCTGTCTGCCAATCGATCTTGACGGTCTGTATTCTTTGTTCACTCATGTTATAGCCCACTGTTGATTATTGATGGGTAATAGTATAACGAACAATAGGGGATGGTGCGAGGGTTATGCACACGACTGAGCATGTGCATTGGTTTGAAGGGTGGTTAATCTTCTGTACGGTTAAACAAATAAAGGTTGTTGTTTTCTTTTAAGTAGACATGGAAACATTTTTTATCAGGTGATTTAATCCGCATGATATCAGCAAGAAAAGTACGAACCCGCTTTTGACCGTCAAGTGGTCCACCTCGCAACATTACTGTGTGTGACATAATGTATTCTCCTGTGTTAACTCGTTATTGAGTAAACACATGATAGAACAACCAACAGAGAAAAACTGTGACGAACATCTCATTACTTGTTCATCCTCTTATTGATTGCTAGTTGGAGTGTATCAGCGAAAACTTTTTCTCGTTCTGCTAATGTAGCATGGAATGCGTTACTCATAAATGGCACACCTGCATGTGGTTTACCATTATTAGGTGTGAAGCCGAACTCAGCCCAATAAGCCAGTTTAGGTGCTTTGATGTCTTTCTTTTCTTTACCATGTTTAGTGTTAACAGCATCTAGCAAGAACACACCTGCCATTCCCACAACATCGTTTGTACCTGGTGCAATTGCTACGTTATAACCTATTGAGTCGTACACGTAATCACCAACCTTACCCCAAGGAACCATAGTGGACCAATTACGCTGTATGGCAGACTCAAACACTTTCATTTCTTCGGTGGCTGCTTCAGCTATTACATCAGGGAAATCTTCTGCGAGGATGAGCATATCCTTGACTAATTCATCAAGGTCGGATTCAACGGTTATTCGAGTCTTAGCCATAGGTTACTTCCATTGATCTTTAAAACCTTTCTTAGACGTTTCTACATCAACAGATTCAGGTTTTACGGCAGGTTTATCTTGATTATCATCGATGCTGAAATAACAAGACCAGTATTCAAGTTCAGTAGCAGGAAACTGCTCCACCTCAAATACTGGTCTACGTAATGTTTGACAAATTCTTTTTATTAACAGCTCGTGACCGCTATTTAAGATTCGCTTTTTTTTTCATCATGTGATTCTACGTCAACAGGGTTTAACTTGTTAACTTCAGTGTAGAGTGCACTACCTAGTTCATTAGGGTACGCTTTACCTGTTAAGTCGGTGATGCTATTCCAGAAGTATTCATTTGTACCACGCACTTTCACAGCACATACAATACGTGATGAGATGATCAACTCTGATTGATCTAATACGTCCATGTCTTTATTTTCAAGAATAGGCTTCTGTAACTGTACTAATTTTTTAGTATCAGCAATAGTGAACTCACTGATTTCAAGCTCATGTACTGTGCCATCTAAATCGGTGAATAAGAATGGTGTTCGTTTTACTAAACCGCTAAGTTCTAACATGTGATGTTTCCTTGGTGATGTATGGCCACCACATCAAGTCAGTGGCCATGTTCAGTTAAGATACTGTGATTGCGATCTGTTCAGTAACGGTAGTACCATCACCTACTTGACGTGTAACAGTGATGTTAGCTGTACCTGCTGAGATACCAACTACATAACCCCACTTAGTCACAGAAGCAACTGCGTTGTCATCAGAAACGTAAGTGTCCTGATTAACTTCCCAATAAGCATCTAATGGTGTGTTAGTGACACCTAGTTGCTCACCTTCACCAACCAACACTGCGCCAGTGCCGACTAACGTAACAGCAGTTAGTGTAGGTGCAGTACCCCAATTAACGAAACTGTTTTGCTTACCGTTAACTGCGAACACTTTCCAATCTTCAGCAGTGGCATCATCAACCATGTAACCAAGTGCTTTGAATGTGAAGTCACCACGTTCCATATCAGGATAGGTAATACGCATCTGCATTTCTTCTTCGCCTTTACAACGAATAATGAATAGCTCTTGTAAGTCACGATCTACAAAATGCTCAGAACCAGCAACTTGTACAGGGATGCGTTGACCTTTAAGGTTTTTATCACCACCATCACGTAAGCCAGATGAATAACGCTTAATGCGATCTTCGGTTGTTGTTTTTTCTTTCGCTTCAGCAAGTGAGCCTGTATCGCCTGTTGCTGTAATACGAGGAATGCGTTTCCACACACCATCTTGCAAGTGCTCAAAATAGGCACCAGCTACTAAAGTTACATCATCAGACATAACATCACTCCTTATCGTTTATAAACGGTTAAATCGTAAAACGCTCTACGGTATGGCTGTTCAGTCAATCCCAACTCTGTTTGCACAAGGTTCGTAAATATCTTCTGAAACTCAACAGTTGTACTGTTGTCCATATCTTCGAGTTCGTCAAGTATTGATTCTACATCACTTTGACGTTCAGCGACAACTGTTATGCGCCATACGCTCGATGTCTCTACCTTTTTACCACTCAATGTCCTGCTGAATGGGTTAGCCACGTTAGTGACCACCACAGCAGGGTTTGTTTGTGATTCAGGTATCTGACCTGTGAACACATCACAAGTCAGCTTATCTTTAAGTAGTGCTACTACTTGCTTTAGTTGGCTCATGTGAGTATCACTGTTGTCTGTGTGTCAGCTTTAACATAGAGCGTTTCAGTCGTAACCTCCACACCAACTAACTCACCTGTAAAACGGTGACCGATAAGTGTCTCAGCAGGTGCACCAGCGCTACTAATGCACCACTGACCATTACCTGCGATACTCATTACACCTGTGAATGGTCCTGCTTGTGCGACAGTCCATACGTTAGGGGTAGTAATTTGTACATTCGTTGTATTTGCCATTGTTTTATAATCCTTGTATTCTAGTTGCAACTATAGTAGCACGAATCATGTAGGTGTCGCTCGGACTTCCTGTACCCTCTGCTGCACTAGCTCTAACCCTGAAAACAGCACCATCTGGAACGGGAAGTAACGCAGGTGTAGTGAATGAGAGTATAGCAGGTTCGTCATTTGCAGTTGCTGCCATTATTGGTGCGGTTCTATCCATTACTGGTATCCAACCACCAGCCCCATCACTACCCTCAACAACTATGTGTAATATAACTGGTACAGATGGAGATCTATCGTCGTTACGATAAATTCGCTCCAAGTCAATCTTATAAACACCACCTTTTGCAACAGTGAACTCTCCACCGCTTTCGGTAATACCTACATTAAGGAACGGATAGTCAGTACCCCATCCAGTTAGTACCGTTAAGGTGTCGTTAAGTTGGATTGGATTGCTAAAGGAGAAGTCACACATTTGAATGTTATTGAGTTCGCTTTCAATATTAGCAACACTATCTTGAATGCTTGTGTTTTGTGTTAGTTTTAATTTAGTGGCCAAAACTGTGCCCGTTACTACTGCGCCGCTTGCGTCAGCTTTAACTTGACAGGTAACAGTATCACCAATGTTTATTAAAGATGTAGAGCTGTCGTTTGTGCTGATTAATAGCACTCCATTAGCGCCCTGACTTTTAGCTGGAACTGTTGCTCTGAACTCATCGCCAGGTGTTGGAGGTGCGCCATTAACAGTTATGTAGTAATCTAACTCTCTCGCCTGATTCGATGAATTCTCAACGCGAAATTGAATGCTCGCAGATGATGAGTCGGGTTGATAAGATTTAGTCGTCACATAAGTTATCATTGGCTGATATGACGTGGTAACTGTTAAGTCGCTTGCGTTGGTAGCTGTCTCGCTGTGAACCTCAACGTTTAACGGTGTTGCCTCTAGTGGAAATACTATGTTTCCGTCCAAATCCAAAGGAGCGCCCAACTGCAAAAAGTTACCCTCTTGCGCGCCATTGAATTTAATCATGGTATTCTCACCGCCCACAACAACTGTTGAGCCGACCAGAGTTACAGGTAGTTGCGACTCGTCAGCGTCTTTAGCTCGCAATACCAGTCCGTATGTCTCATCTTGGAATATCTCACCGATACGAGTTCCATCAGCATTTGTGACTAATAAAGGGCGATTTGTTTCTTGTAGTTCATCTACAACCAACTGTAATTGATCTGCGTGAAAATTAGGATCAATACTGTTAGGTAACCCTTGCTGACCTCTTATGTTATTTACACCATCTTGTGCCGACATTAAACGTACTCCTCTGTGTATTCAGTTGTATATGTACTTAGGTCATTGCCTTTAAGGGTCATCACAACATTGTTTACTGTATCACCTCTCACGTAAAGTGCTTCACCAACTTCTAGCGTGAAAGGTACGAGTTCACCTGTAAACCGATGACCGATAAATGTATCAACAGGTGCTGTGCTACTAACATAGTATTGTCCACCACCTGTCACACTGGCAACACCAACAACAGCACCTGTGATTACTTCCACCCACACATTATGGGTGGTGATTGATACGTTGACTGTGATGGCCATGTTGTTTATTTCTCCTGTAAGCTTACTAAGCCAATAGCATGTTTTGCATTAGTAGTGATTGGTGTAAAAGTATATTCTTTTGTACCTGTAACACCAAGCGTAGTTTTGTACTTATCAAAAGCACCCTCAGTACAGGTGATATCGACATAGGTGCTCCCAACCTGTAATCGACCAGTAGCAACACCATCATAGCTGTTTATAGTTGTGATGATATCACAATCACCTGTGCCTGATACTGAGCCAGATATCGAACCTGAATCGTTGGTAATGTAATTAAAACCGTTACCCACACTAGCGCTATCTTTGGTAAATTCAATATCAGTACTAAGTATACCGAACTTATCACCTACATACTGTGGCTCACCTATGTTTAACAACCCATCATTACTATATTCGTAAGGTCGTACTGCTAAGTGTGATTTAGTTATGTTTAAATCTTCTGTGAATGTGTCTGGTAATTGAGTTACTGACATAATATCAGAATAGATACCTTTACTCTGAGCTTCACCTTCAGCATTACTTGCACCAACCCTGTATTGATTAATAGATGTTGCGACTCCTACGTGAGAATACTCTGTAGCACCTGCTCCAAGAGTAGCTATAACTATGTCATCTTCATAGACAGTGATACCAGTTTCATTTAAAGAATCTAAAGTCCATTCTATCTTATCTTCTCCTGCATCAATACTTAAACTTTTTGGTGCCAGAGGTAGAGCAGGTGCGAATACCCCTCCGTATTCATTAAAACCTATATCATACCCACTACCTTGTAATCTCACATACCCAAGCAGATCCCTGTCTATGGATAATGAGAAGGTAGTGTTGAATAGATTATTAACATAGATTAAGTCTTCAGATATCCCTGCATCAATCATATCTGAACCTGAGAGCAATGTAAGATGAGTAATACCTTGGGCACTCTCTTGATTAATGTTACTAGAATTAGCATTACCAGTGTTCCCTACATTCCCATAAGTATTAAGATCTTCTACATCAGTACTAATAGCAGAGGTAGATGCGAACCTCCCGCGGTAACTGTCAAAGAAGTTATTTCTCATCAGAGCATCATCCCTAAATCCAGATTCAACAATAAGATCTTCTCCTAAAGGATCTGTTTGACCTTCCCTACTTAGCTTGCCAGTAAAAACATTATTAGAGAATTTACAATCAGTTGAAGTATGTGCTTGTACTCCTCGTTGATAACTATGGACAGTATTGTTTAAGATGTAAACCTCAGTACAACCTCTAGTATTTATAGCATAAGTCTGACCCCATATAACACCTGTTTGATCTGGGTGGTGATCACCTGCTTGTATATTCCAAATCCTATTACCAAATGCATAAACACCTAAAGAGGATTGCAATGCTAATCCACCGTAAGAGTCATGGATATCATTATTAAGAATAAACACTTCCTCGCACCAGTCATGAGTAATTATACTAGCGCCTCTCGTCACGCAATCATTTTTAGAGAAAATTACCTTTCTTACTTTCTTGACATCAAAGGAGTTTTCTCCGTTTGTATGGAATTGATTGCCTGAAATATATAAGTAATCTGGATATAATTCTGACGCTTGCTGTGCGACACCAATCTGGATACCATCACCTTGACAGCGATCACCGATATTATTAAGCACCCACACTCTTGAAACTGCTTTACTAATTGAATATGCATGGTAGTCATGAGAGCCAGCATCACCTCCATTCTCATGAGTCCAATCTGTACTACCCATCTCTGTAATATCACACCCATATATGATAACGTCAGTACGCTTTAAAGGATTGCCTTCATCTACATTAGTAGAATCTCCTGTTATAGATAGAGAGGTGTTTGAGCCACTAACGAAATCTCCACTCCCCTTTCCATAGAAATATCTGTAGCAGACACGATTGCAAGGGTTGTCAGGGTATACATCGTGAACCCTCATACTAGGGCTACCAGCTCCATCCTCAATCAGCTCCATATATTCCAGTATCATACATTGACCCATAAGGAATATATTCTGACCACTAGACCATCGGTTCTCAGCAGACTCACCAGCCAACCATACGGGGTTAGCATTTGTACCCTCTGCACAGAAAGCTATCTTTCCATTACCAGAAGTGGGAAGATGACCTGAGACAATAACCACAGAACCAGCGGCTAAAGGAGGACGCTCAATATCATATCCAAGTGGCGTAGTATTAGGTAACGTTTTCCTAGGTACAAGTCTACTTCCGTTAGTGTTATCTGAATCTGTAGCATTATCGTCATCAGGATTAACATAATAAAACCCTGCAACTGGAGAATCCCACGGATCAGGTAAGGGGGGCCTCTCCATTTCTATATAATCTTCTCCTCCAAAATACGGTTTGTAATCTGGGATTGAATAAGGTTTAACGTCCATTATAAGACCTCCTCTAAAGCTATTCTTGTGAGTATTACTGTGTTACCAACAACACCTGCATATACTTTTATTGCTCCATTTACTTCATCCGCAGTAAGGAATATAACTTCAGTAACAGGTACTAAGGAATTTAAAGATACACTTACCTCCGTAGCAAAGCCAACCAGATTCTTAACAGTCTGATTACTGTTAACTTCTACGTTATAATCTAATGATAATTTATATTGAGCACCTACATTCATTCCAGTTACATCTGTAGACATTCTCCCACTTGAACCACTCGTACTGGTTATTGTCATCACACCACCAACTAACTCTATTGTGGAACTTGAGGCATCAAAAGTACTCGCATCGTCAGTCTCGAAATCACCATTAACAATCAGATTTGGGCCAAGCTTTTGGTAATCATAAACAGTTAGGGTGTGTTGAACAATTAACTCACCACCACGTTCATCGGTTGCTGTCATAGTAACAGTGAATGTCTGTCCGCTAGGATCTTCTGGTATTGCTGGGGGGTCATAAGCATGGATAGGATCTCTGTCTGTAGACGAATTCCCATCTCCAAAGTCCCATAAATACACGATATTACTATTATTACCGTCTGGATCATCAACTGTAGAATCGAAAGATACGACTAATTCATTTTTAAGGTATGAGAAGTCACCTACAGGTAGTATATTTGGCTGGAGTACAAATAATGATTGAGATGAATAGTCAGTGTTGGCATTTATATCAGTAGTTACCAGTTCAGACAAATACGTATCACCTAAGACAGGCGTAGGGTTAAATATATGTGTAACGTTCTGACCTATATATTCGGTATCATCAATAACCCACTTATAGGTATCTCCACCCAAACCAACAAAGTCATAAATATTAGTATCTGGATCTCTTGCTGTAGCTGTAAAGCTCGCTGTAGGTAAAGGTAAAGCTGTAACAATAACATCAATAATCAAGTCATCCGTACCTGTATCACTATCAAATGTAGCGTTATAAGTGCCATGCACTGCATATTCATGGACAGGGTCAACAGCAGTTGAGCTATTGCCATCTCCGAAATACCAAGTGCCTGTAATACCTGGTGGGTTGGTGAACTGTACGATGTTGTCACCCTCAACAACAGGTGGTGGTGGTTCCACACCTTCAACATCACCAACAGCGAAACATTCTCTTGATGCTTTCACGTAAACCGATTCAGTAGCACCTGTGATGAAGTCAACAGGTTTACCTGTATAACGGTGACCCACAAGTGAATCAGGTGGCACACCATCATAAATACAGTGTTGACCTCCTGCTGTTAGTGAAAATGTACCAGATGATTCAGTGCTGATAGCTGTCCACACACCAGGTGTTATGAAAGTATTACTCATTTCTTGATCACCTCACATGTTAGGATCATTGATTTCATTAGTTCATCTGGTTTAACGTGGTTCACCATGTATTCAACACCGTTGTAAACCAACACTTGTTTATCTTCAGCACGTTCATCGAACCACATCAACACTGTGATGATTGTGCTGGTGGTTGTGGTTCCATAATCCTGTACTTTAGCACCACTGACAGTCTTAACCTCAGCACGTGCATCAAACACTGGTACATTGCCAATTGGCTGTCCGTAGTCATCAGTGTCGTTACTAGGTACGAACACCTCAACGTATTGGCGCAATCGACCTGAGTTAATATTATGATACATAAATACGACTCAAACTAAGTAATTTCATGGAGGTTAACGGCATCTTCTCAACACTCAGACCTGTGATGAAATCTTCACGGTTGTTGTACATGGTTGAGATCATCATCAAGATACCTTGCTTAACAGCTTGTGGTAATTGCAGAGCTGTTGCACCACAAGCGTATGTCACGTTAACGTCACTGTACGCAGGGTTAACGCTCACAACGTCTGTTACATCATTATATTCATAGTTGTCAGTAGTGAGCACGGTACCACCGCTTGTGACCTCTGTAATACCCGTTACATATTTACCGTACAACATAATATCACCGCCATTCGCGCTGTACTGCTTAACAGTACCAGGTGATAGCATCCAGTGAACGTACTCTTGTGCTGCATCTACTGCAACAGTAATAAGTGACGTGATATAGGTGTCATCAAGGGTGAAAGATGGCATTAATCGACACTGTGACTTAGCTTCGTCAAGTGTGATAGCTGTGAAAGGGTCTTGTGTTAGTATTTTGAACGGTAACATAGCCATTAGCTCCTGTTTATTATGTCAGTTTAACTTATTGACTGATGTTTGACAATGTGACAATGCTCACAGTATTCGTTTAGTAACTGTTCTACTATCTCTACATCAATTAAACAACGGAGTAATAGCAATGAAAGACCGAATTATTAAAATGTGTGAATGTGGTTATCGTCTAACTGAAACAGTGAAAGAATACGCTGTTGAAACTGTAAAGGGTAAATGTACTTGCCCTCAATGTGGTGGTGAAGCTACACACCTTATGCACATCGACAAGCGTAATTTACCTGATGGGGAATAGCCATGCACATGATTCGTTATGAATGTAAAGGTGGACCACTTAGCGGTCAAACGATTTGTGTTGCTGAAGGTGTTACACGTTACAAAACACGAACAATGGTAAACGTAATGGGTGAGATTGTACCCACGTTTCAGTTCTATGAATTAAACGACGAAGGTGTGTTTGTTCACACTGGTAGTAAGTTGAGATAACAAAAAGCCCACAACTAAGTGGGCTTCTTCACATCTAACACGTTAAGTGTTATGCAGGACCGTTAGTGGTACAAGCAATAATCTTAATCGCATCAGAGTTACCAACACGCTCAAACATCTCTTTAGACGTTTTAACTAACGTACACTGATCAATCGTGTACGGGTCAAGTAACATCTTATCAATGTCACCATCGTTCAAGTAGAATGCACGACTTAACGTACCGAAAATAATCGGTGTTGAATCAGCAGCAATATCAGGCATTGTGTCATCAATAATAACAGGATAACCCATGATTGTAGGTACACCGCCATCTTTGTAGTTATTGATGAAGATAGGGTGATTATCAGCATCACGTACTTTCTCAATAACACCTTTAGTTTTACGATTCATTAAGAACGAGCTACCAGACAAGAACATTGAAGGGTGTTCGTTGATAATATCGATAAACAGGTTAACGATAGCTTCATCATCAGAACCTAACGCACCAGATACACCAGTTGCTTTAGCAGGGTAAATATCATGGTCACGTGCATCAGCAGGATCAGCTGCTAAAGTTGGTTTCCAAGACTCACCCGTAAGGTCTGTAATATCTGTACGTACAGATAAGATACCACGTGCATTAGTTTGAGTAGCGTCATCAACACCAGTACCCTGAAGCACTTGTGCTGCTTGGTAAATACCCATTTCTTGTCCAAGTAACACTAACAGCTCACCATATACATCGATATCAGGTGCAGTCATTGCCTCGTCTGTAATACGTGGTTTAGCGTACACTTTCCACGTTTTACTACGGATTTCAGCATAGGTCTGTGTATCTGTTTGTGGTAATACAGAACCAGGAATGTTCTCTACACCAGTGGCAACAGCAGGGTAACCAACAAGTACCAATTTACGGTAGTTACGAGTCATCACAGGATCACGGCCAACTAGCCCCATAATCGGTGAATATTCACGTGCGTAGTGAATAACATCACGACTTAACACTTCAGCAATCGCTAAACCTGCTGATTCAGGTGTACCGATGTTCAACGCTTTCACTTTATCAGTGATCATGTTACCAGCAGCACTTAGTAAGTCTTTAACATTACCTTCGCCAGCTGAACCGTTAAGTTTCAACATTGCACCGATTGACGAAACAACAACAGCTTTAACAGCTTTGTGCTCATCTACGTTAGGTTGGAAAGATGCTTTAGCTTTAGTGCGTACATCACTGATCTCATCTTCAAGATTGGCGATAGACTTTTTAAGTGCTTTGACTTCATCAGCGTCTTTTGACTTTTCAAGTTCAACGTATTTAGCATCAAGTGCCTCAACTTGGCCTGTTAATGCTTTTTCAGCAGCAACACGTGCTTCTTGTGACTTTTCAAACTTGAGCGTCATGGCTTCAAGTAATTTCTTTAATTCATCCATTAGTGGACTCCAATATTTAGGTTTAGGTTAAGGTTATGTTTTTTATGTTCACGTTGACCACAACGTCATTAAAGTAGACCACTACTTAATGCTGTCAGTTTAAGCGTTATATTTGCCAATATCAAGTTACTTGTGTTATCTGTGACTTAGTTCACAGTATTCAGGTGCGAAGTGTTCTAAGATTCAGCCCATTACTCAACCCTTAAATTAAGGAACAAACATGAACGAATTAGAATACACAGACATACCTAACATACTGGAATTATCACTGACTATTCCAGTATTACAAATAGCAGAAAAATACGATGTTGACCCTGCAATACTTAATCGCTTCTTGACGCGCCACGGTATTACACTGTTGACGTACAGGAAACAGGTGAGAAAAGATACCGTACTGGCAATAATTAACGAGGGTGGAACAATCCATGACGCAGCTGAGAAGTTGGGTCTTTCGACAAAAACCACTTACAACTTAATACGAGGCTGTCACTTGCCAAAACGGTATAAAAATGAGTTCGTAGTTATGCAAGTGCTGAACGGTTATGCAATTAAAAAAGACAGTAAGAAATGCACCGATAAGATAATAGGTAGAGAAAACTTCTTCACCCTTTCTGAATCGGCACAATCTTATTGTGATGAGTTAAACATTAAGCATCAGGTAGGTCGATAAACCCTTTCATCATAGCTTCAAGTTCAGTCGTATCAGTATCCACAACAGGGTTATAACTGTTAGTGATGCGATTAGCTTGACGTTTACTAAAACCACACTGTTCACGTAATACCTTTTCAAGTTCACGCTTAGTTGGTAATTCGCCATCGTCCATTTTAGATTTAATATCTAACAACACAGATTCTTCATTGCAAGCACGTGTAACCCATGATACTTCTGTAACGTGTATCTTGTGTAACTCGTTGTAACCTTCGTTGTTCCACTTTTCATCTTCAACCCAGTAGCCAATGCTGAACATGTTGAGCGCACCATCTTTGGCTAAGATTTCAATGTCAGAACCAAGTGCTGTTTTACTTAGGCGACCTCGCATCTTCAGACCTTTAGGATCTTCTTCCATGTCTAACCATACACCAACCGGCAAATCGTGTGATTTGTGCATCCAGAACATTTGAGGCATTGTTCCAGCAGACTTATGGGCTTTAATACTATCTGCGTAAGCGCCGTTCATAGTTTTATCTAAGGCGTGGTCAACATTACCTTTGACGTTACCATAACAAGTGAACTCGCCTGTTGACGGGTCCATTTTGACTTCACTGATGGCACACTCCATCTTCTGCATTTTATTCTTCATTAGTTCCACCTTGAGCTTGGTTATTAATTTGTTCTTGTACAGTGCCTATGTCAGTAAGACTACCCAGCGTTAAATTATTCGTATCAATGGCAAATACATCACCACCCTCAACAGGATCACGACCTAAATCCATTCTCATTTCATTAATAGTACAACCACACATCTTGAACTCAGCACTAACAGCTTCAACCATACGATGAGGTGAGCCATTGTAAAATGCTTTACGGTTAACACGTACAAAACGATTAGATTTCAATTTACGCATGATGATGTTAGAAGCATTCTCGAACTTCATCAGAATTGGCTCAATGCCATTACGCATATAGGCTTCGTCAATGTCTAACATCGTTTGATTCGATGAAGCTGACTTAGGTACACCAATGCGCTCTGGTGGTACCCGGAATATGCGACAAATACGGTTAACTGAGAACTCACGACTTGCTAACAGCTCTGAATCTTTAGGTGATAGTTGTAACGATTTAACGTCCATACCATCTTCAAGTACAGGAATGTTACCAACACCGGGTGCCCCACGAAATGTTTTCCAATCGGCTTTTAATCGGTTCGCAGCATCAGCACTGACAGATTTCTCAGTGCGCAATGCAAACTGTGAGGTAATACCTTCAGCTTGTAATGTGTTCCATGTATCTTCAGTGTCGTATGTGCCATTGAGTAATGCTGCGTTGTACTGAATAGGTGAGATAGGTGTGAAACCATCAAGTGTGAACTGATTAATAACGAAAATGTTATCAATACCGAACACCATGTTAGGTTTACCATCATTCGTTACGTAGGTGTAATACACATCACCGTTTTGGTCCATCGCAGGTTTAACATTCTGCTGATGCTTGAACGGTATTAACTCCATGATGCTACCACGGTCATTATATGCAATGTAGGCATAGAACGCACCGTACAGTTCATAACTGGCAGTAAGGAACTCAAGGAAACCTTGAATAGTCATAAAGTCGTTAGGTTGCTGTGTGAAGATCTTGTGTAAACGACCATCGTCAACCTTAGACACAGCATCATCAGATCTATCATAGAGCGACACAGGTAATCTGCCAACGGTTTCAGACTTATCACGAATACATGTGTAAACGGTTTCAATGGTCATTGCTTTACTAGGTGTCATTGCACCTGAGTTACCTGAAAACAAATTAACGCCAAAATCGTCACCATACTCTTTTGTTCGAGATTTCATGTTTTCAAGTTTTAATCTGTAAAACCGTTCTGGTGTCATTACCATCGGTGTAGCCCTCTAAATTACGGTTAATCCCTTGTGATTATACACGCTACTGTTAGTGCTGAACAGTGTAGCACTTGACAAAGCAATAATAACAGCAATGAGCGGATCTATTTTTTCAGTTTTGTAGTCAGTTTTGTACACTGCCACGTTGTTGAACTTGGTAACGTCCATTACAGCACACTCACATGCGAAGTTGAACATCGTATCACCATTGTACCTCAATAGTTGATCTTCTACCAATGACTCAAACTTCTTAGCTGGTTCTGATAAATTACCTGCACCTTGCGACACTGATAACACCGGTAAACCTTCTTCCTCCAAGTCCATCGCCACCTCTTTCATCTTATAAGGGTCATAGGCGATATGTTCACACTGCGGTAACTGATTATACACATCACGGATAAGTTGCTTTACATGCTCATTACGGATGCGAGAACTGGTGTTGATTAATCGAATGTGACCGCTTGACTCAGCTTTCTCATAAATCTTTTTAAGGTAGTCAGTCGAGTCGGTCACTGCTGCTTGTGTTTGAATGTTGAACCCGAAGATAGTAATACCACCATCATCATCAGGAAACAGCACATACAGTGATGTAACGTCACCACCTAATGATCTATCGAAACCGATATAACATTTCTTATGTTTGTAGTCATCGAACCTCAAATCATCAACAGTACAGGCTTGTACCTTGTCCATGTCCAGCCACTTATCTGCGCCATTGACGAATAAGTTTGCATGTTTAGTTATGAAGTTGGCTTTTTCAGCGAAACTAAGTGATGCCTCTTTATAACGGTCATGGAGGTATCGCATCGATGGTAAACCATGAATTGTACCAGGGTTCGATTTGTACCAACACTGAGGATCTGACCAATCATCTTTTTTATCTATCTGCCACATGGCGTAGAAGTAGTTATCTTGTTCAACACGACCCTCAAGCACAGCTTCACCATTTTTATACAGGTCAGTGCACAACCCATCGAGGATAAAACCTGCTGTGGTGATCACAATGCTTAGATACTCTGTTTTAGCACCGAAAGCAGATACAACAACACCGTAAAGGTTACGATCTTTAATTGCGTGGCACTCATCGAGTGAAATTGTGTCAGGATTCAAACCATCAAGTGACTGACTGTCACTGGCCAATGCTCTGAACTCACCATGTTTATCGGTTAATATGTCATTGGTTCGTGCGTTGAATATCGACTTTAAACGAGGTGACAGGTTGATCATGACCTGAGCTGTCTTGAGTACAATTTTTGCTTGGTCGCGTTTTGTGGCCAATGAGTAAGCACGAGGTTGATAACCTGCTTTGTACATGACATATAGCATCAGCCCTGCAGCAAGGGTTGACTTACCACCTTTACGTGACACGAGAATGAATGTTTGATTGAATCGACGTTCACCAAGTACGTGCATCGGATTACCATCATCATCAAAACTGTTCTCGTTCCACTTCCACGCTATTAACGACACCACTAACCATATCTGCCAAGGTAGTAATGTTGTGGGTCGTCCTGCATCTTTACCATCTGTGATCGGTATGAACTTGAACCACATTACAATCGATTTAGCAGCTTGTTCATCAACGTACAAATCGTCACGTTCCATATCTTTGAAATGGCGTTCAGCAGCGAGCTTCATTAATCTACCTGCTGGTATTTTACCTGTGATGATGTCATGTGGGTACTTATGAAACCATCGCCAATCCTGATCACCTGCTTGAACATCAGGAAATTCGTATTGGGATATATTCATACAATACCGAACCCATCATCTTTATCACCTTGATGTTCAGGTACACCACTGGTCACTTTACGACTATTAGGTGTCATCTTGAACTCTTTCATCAAGCGGATTTGATGAGGTCGAATTTTCTCAAGTGCATCACGTGCTGGGTTTTTCTTGGTCACCACGTTGCGGTCACCTTGTACCTCGACTGACTCACCATTCTTACGGAGGTCTGCACGTAAGTCATTCATTTCACAGTTTATAACTGCCAATTCGCCAAGAGCGTGTCTATCATGGTATTGTAGTAATACACCGTTGTCTGTCATATCATCATACAGGACCATGTACATCTGCTTCTGTTCAAACGTATTCACCGATTCAGGTGGATTACTTCTTATCTGACTCATCTCTCTTGCTCCTATGTGGGTATCGTTCAATTATGGGGGGAATTCCTCAATTTATCCACTACATTATATATACGTACTAGGAGTATATATACTTTTAGCCGTTTAGACGTCTAAACGTCCAGATGTCTAGCCATCTACACTGCCAATTGGGGAACACCTCATACGCGACATTCAGGTAGAAAAAGG